TACCATGTCAAATAGCATTCTTACGATTGACATGATCACCAGGAAGGCCCTGGAGATCTTGGAAAACAATCTGGTTCTTACCCGTAACGTGAACCGTCAGTACGACGACAGCTTTGCTGTTGAAGGTGCAAAGATCGGTTCGACCCTGCGTATCCGTCTGCCCGACCGCGCTCTGGTGACGGACGGTGCCGCCCTGCAAGTTCAGGACGACAACGAGCAGTTCACCACCCTGACCGTGGCTTCGCAGAAGCATATCGGCGTGAACTTTACGTCTGCCGAATTGACAATGCAGTTGGATGACTTCGCAGAGCGCGTTCTCAAGCCGCGTATCTCGCAGTTGGCTTCTAGCATTGACGCTGACGTTGCCAATGCTTACAAAGCAATTGGTAACACAGTCGGCACTCCAGGCACCACCCCAGGCACCTCGCTAGTTCTGTTGCAAGCTCAACAGAAGCTGAACGAGAACGCCGCTGTGATGTCCCCACGTTATGCAACGGTTAACCCCGCTGCTAACGCTGGTCTGGTTGAAGGCATGAAAGGTCTGTTTAACCCAACGGATACCATCAGCAAGCAGTTCAAGAACGGCATGATGGGTACGGGCGTGTTGGGCTTTGACGAGATCAATATGTCTCAGTCGATCAAGCAGCACACCACGGGTAACTTCCCTGTTTCGCCGATTGTTTCTTCTAGCGCCACGTTTGCCGAAGGTCAATCGACTCTCGCCATTACGTTCTCTAGCGGAACCAAGACGGTTAAGCAAGGCGACGTGTTTACCATTGCTGGCGTGTACGCGGTCAACCCACAAACCCGTGAGTCAACTGGTTCGCTTCAACAGTTCGTTGTGACCGCTGACAACAGCGTTACCTCCGGCACTGCAATGACCTTGGCAATTTCTCCGGCGCTTTACACGTCGGCAAATGCTTTGGCTACCATTGATGCGTTCCCAGCTACCAGCGCGGTTATCACGTTTGTTGGAACTGCATCCACCCAGTACCCACAAAACTTGGTATACCACAAGGACGCAATCACGTTCGCTACGGCTGACTTGTTGCTGCCGCAGGGTGTTGATATGGCTGCTCGCGCAGTGCATAACGGTATTTCGTTGCGTGTCGTGCGCCAGTACGATATTAACAACGACCGTCTGCCTTGCCGTATTGACGTTCTGTATGGCTTCTCAACGATCCGTCCACAGATGGCCTGCCGCGTCTGGGGTTGAACTTTTTAATTTAAGGAAATAATTATGGCTCTCCCCAATGGCGCAGGTGGTTACCAAGTTGGCCCTGGTAACCGCGCAGAAACCGTTATGGGTGCTATGGCTGCTCCACAAACAGCCACTGCTACCGCAACCTTGACCGCAGCTCAGATCGTTAACCAGATGCTGGTTGCTAACCCTGGCACTTCGGCAGCAACGTACACGTTGCCGCTAGGCACGGCGATTGATACCGCTGTTCCTAACGCTACGGTCGGCAGCACGTTTGACTTGGCAATCGTAAACATCGGAACCAGCTCTGGCGCGGTGACTTTGGCTGTTAACACTGGCGTGACCGATGGCGGCAACGCTCTAACGGCTGTTGCTGTGACCACCAGCCAGATGTTCCGTTTCCGTAAAACTGGTGACGGCACTTACGTAGTGTATCGTCTGGCCTAAGACTAAGGGGGAGGGCCACAAGCTCTTCCCTTTTTTAAAGGAATTACTATGCCTAATACGCAAGCAGTTGGGATCGCGTATTCCGACCCTGAGTTTACGACCTGTTACGCAAGCCAAGAAATTGGTTATAGCGCAGCAGCCCAAGGTACTGTGACGCAAGCAACGGACAAGTCAACAGCGGTAACGCTGAACAAGTCTGCTGGTCGCATCACAATGAACAACGCGGCTTTGGCTGGATCTACTGCGGTTTCGTTTACGTTAAACAACAGCCTGATTTCCGCCAATGATGTAATTACTGTGTGTATTTCTAGTGTTACCACTGGTAGTACCGCTGGGGCGTACACCTCTTACGTTTCTAATATGTCTGCTGGTTCTGCTTCAATTACGTTGCGTAATTTAAGCGCCACTTCATATTCTGAAGCGGTTGTAATTAACTTCTGCATCATCCACAGCGCAAGCTAACAGGCGGGGCTTCGGCCCCTCCTCTTGAGGTTTACGATGGCAACATATTCCGCTGGCGATCAGATCAACCGCGCCCTGCGTCTGTTGGGGGTTCTGGCAGAAGGTGAGACGTCATCGGCGTCTGTGATGCAAGATTCATTGATGGCAATGAATCAAATGATTGACAGTTGGAACACCGAGCGGTTGTCGGTGTTCTCAACCATAGATCAGATCGTTAATTGGCCTGTTGGTGCAATCAACGCCACGCTCGGCCCTTCAGGGTCTTTGGTGCGACTAAACGGTACTGCCGTTCGCCCCATTCTGGTTGACGACGCAACGTATTTCCGCGACCCGCAGACCAATGTGTCTTACGGTATCAAGCTAATTAACCAACAACAGTACGACGGTATCGCGGTCAAAACCGTAACGTCTACTTATCCACAGGTCATGTTTATCAACATGACCTACCCAGACATTGACATTTACATCTATCCTAAGCCGACGCGCTTGCTAGAATTTCACTTCATCAGCGTTGAGGAGTTGTCCCAACCGGCGACGTTAGCGACTACGCTGGCTTTCCCACCGGGTTATCTGCGGGCGTTCACTTACAACTTGGCGATGGAGATCGCGCCGGAGTTTGGCGTTGAGCCATCGCCGCAGGTGCAGCGTATTGCCATGACCAGCAAGCGCAACTTGAAGCGCATCAACAACCCTGACGATGTAATGTCAATGCCTTACGCAATTGTTGCGACGCGACAGCGGTTCAACGTCTACGCAGGAAACTATTAAAATGGCTACTATTGCAATCACAGCACTCCCAGCAGCCACGGCTGCGGCTACAACCGATGTTTTGCCGATTGTCCAAGGCGGCACAACCAAACAAGTAACCAACGCGCTGTTGTTTACCAATTCAACATTGGTTGCACCTGCGCTTGGTACTGTTGCAAGCGGAAATATTAGCGCTTGTACAAGTACAGGCATGGTGTTGACCACGCCGGTAATTGGCGCGGCCACCGGCACTAGCCTGACCGTCACCGGCGCTATTGTGTCCACCGGTACGGCTGGTGTGGGCTATGCCACAGGCGCAGGCGGCACAGTCACCCAAGCTACAAGCCGAACCACAGGCGTGACGCTAAACAAAACCACTGGTGCAATCACTCTATTCAGCGCGGCGGGCTCGGCAACAGCAGCAACTTTTACCGTGACTAATAGCACCGTGGCGGCAACTGACGTAATCATCTTGAATCAAAAATCAGGTACTGACCTGTACGACTTGATGGTCACTGCGGTGGCGGCGGGTAGTTTTAACATCACGTTCCGCACCACTGGCGGCACGACAACCGAGCAGCCCGTGTTCAACTTTGCAGTTATTAAAGCAGTTGCTGCTTAATGAAAACGCCCATCCTTGGTTCAACCTATGTGGCCCGCAGCGTTAATGCTGCGGACGCCCGTATGGTCAATTTGTTTCCAGAAATTGTGCCGGAAGCAGGTAAGGAACCTGCATTCTTAAACAGAGCGCCAGGACTAGAACTGCTGGCAACAATCGGTAGCGGGCCGATCCGAGGGGTGTGGGCGTTCTCGCCGCAAGACGGCGTTGCATTTGTGGTGTCTGGTACAGAGTTGTACAAGATTAACAATTCCTACACCGCAACGCTTTTGGGGACCGTAGCTGGATCTGGCCCAGTCAGTATGTCTGACAACGGTACGCAGTTATTTATTGCGGCCAATGGCCCAAGCTACATCTACAACAACACTACAAATGCGTTTGGTCAGATTACCGATCCTGATTTTCCCGGCGCTGTAACCGTCTGCTATCTGGATGGCTATTTTGTGTTTAACGAACCCAATAGCCAAAAGTTGTGGGTGACTGCGCTGCTAGACGGTACGTCTATTGACCCGCTGGAATTTGCCAGCACTGAAGGTTCGCCAGACGGGTTAGTTGCGGTAGCCGCAAACTTTCGTGAAGTGTGGGCGTTTGGCACTAACTCAATTGAAGTTTGGTATGACTCCGGCGCAACGGATTTTCCGTTGCAACGCATCCAAGGCGCGTTTAATGAGTTAGGTTGCGCTGCACCGTATTCTGTTGCCAAGATGGACAACGGGATGTTCTGGCTTGGGCGTGACCGGCGCGGGCAGGGCATGGTTTACCGCGCTAATGGTTACACCGGCCAACGGATCTCAACCCATGCGGTTGAATGGCAAATCCAGCAGTACAGCGACATCTCTGACGCGATCGCCTACACTTACCAACAAGGCGGACATTCTTTTTATGTTCTGACATTTCCGTCCGGCAACGCCACTTGGGTGTACGACGCGGCTACGGAAGCGTGGCATGAGCGGGCTGGCTGGGTAAACGGTGACTTTACGCGGCACCGCAGCAATTGTCAGATGGCGTTTAACAATCAGATTGTCGTTGGCGATTTTGAAAACGGCAATTTGTACGCCTTTGATTTAGATGTGTACGCCGACAACGGCAGCATCCAGAAATGGTTGCGCTCTTGGCGGGCGCTACCTACTGGGCAGAATAACCTAAAACGCACCGCGCACCATAGCCTACAACTTGATTGCGAGTCTGGCGTAGGACTAAATTTATACCCCGGATATGACAGTGAAAATATAGACACTGAATCTGGGTTAAATCTTGTGGCTGAATATGTGCAAACATTTTTGGCTACTCAATCAGGCGTTACATTGACCACCGAAGCAGGGGATGGTTTTGAACCGCTTGGGCAATACGAACTATCAGATACTGACATTACTGGGTATGAAATTGTTACCAATTCATACCCTGCTGCACCAGGTTACAACCCCGAAGTTATGCTGCGTTGGTCAGATGATGGGGGCCATACTTGGTCTAACGAACACTGGTCGCCAGTTGGCAAGATTGGCGCTTATTATCATCGGGTGTTCTGGCGGCGGCTTGGAATGACCTTAAAACTGCGCGATCGGGTATACGAGGTTTCGGGCACCGATCCAGTCAAGACGGTTATCATGGGTGCAGAGTTGATTCTCAGCCCGACCAATGCCTAGCCCTAACGCAAACTTCACGCCGATCACTCCACCACGGGTGCCGTTGGTTGACCCGCGCACTGGGTACATTGACCGCGCTTGGTATCTGTTTTTTCTGTCGCTCAACAACGCGGCGATTGCGTCTACTGACAATGTTGATTATGGCCCTAGCCCAGTATCGTTAATTGCATCTTATGATGCCGCGCTTCAAGAGTTAACGCAGAACGTAGATACGCAACAATCACCAATAGCTTTGCTGCCGCAACTGGCCGAGATGCAAAAGCAAATTGACGCGCTCACGTTGCTGCCCGCACAAGTAACCGCTATGCTTGCTCAATTAGCAGATGTAACCGCGATGAACCCGTCTGATGGTGACAAGCTGATATACAACGGCGCTACAGGCAAGTGGAATCAAGATTCCCGCAGCTACCTCATGCTTGAATAAAGGATTTTCACATGGCTGTTTCAGTAAAAGTCTTAGTTCCGGCAAAGTTTGCCGAAAACACACAAACAACGCAGTACACCGCCAACGGTGTGACGGCGATTATTGACAAGTTTACGGCGACAAATATCAGCGCCTCTGCTGCTACAATTTCCGTCAACTTGGTCACGCTGGCTGGGTCTGCCGGAAACACCAACTTGATCACCAAGACCAAGACTTTGCAAGCGTCTGAGGTCTACACGTTCCCAGAGTTGGTTGGGCAAGTTTTAGGCGTTGGCGACTTTATCAGTACAATTGCAGGTACGGCCAGCGCGATCAATATCCGGGTTTCTGGGCGGGAAGTGACTTGAACGATCTTGCTAACATAGCTCCTTCGCGGGAGCAGATTGAGCGGTTACAGGCCGAGATGTCTAAACTGCCGCAATACGAAGCACCAACGGAGCACGTGTTTCACGGCGGTATGTATTGTCGTCAAGTGTGGCGTCCAGCCGGTTGTTTGATTGTAGGCAAAGTTCACAAGAAAGAGCATTTTTACATGGTTGTGTCAGGCACTGTTAAAGTGACCACTGATGATGGTTTGCAGACCATCACTGGACCGATGTTGTTGTGTAGCAAACCTGGGACAAAACGAGCAGTATTTGCTAAAACAGATGCGCTGTGCATGACGTTTCACAGAGTTGATTCAAACACTGTAGAAGACGCAGAGTCAGAACTTGTTGAGGACGATCCCAAGTCAATGTTTACGATTGGCAATAAGATCAAACACATAGAAATTGAGGTGTCACCATGAGTTTTATCACAGCAGCACTTATTGGCGGTGGAGCCGCACTCCTTGGCGGGGCTGTGGCGGGGTCAGCAGCGCGTAGCGCGGCAAAAACTCAAGCTGGTGCAGCGCAGCAAGGTATTGACGCCCAAGAACGAATGTTTGAGCGCCAGGTTCAACTTCAAGAACCGTTTCGCAAAGCTGGTGAAGAAGCACTTAACAAATTGATTCCGCTATCGTCAAACTACACGCCGTTTGGCATGAATCAGTTTCAGCAAGATCCCGGTTACGGATTTAGATTATCCGAAGGCATGAAAGCGCTAGATCGTACTGCTGCTGCGCGTGGTGGGTTGTTGTCTGGCGCTACGCTTAAAGGAGCGCAACGCTACGGTCAGGAGATGGGTTCGCAAGAATACATGAATGCGTTTAACCGCTACCAGACCGAGCGGAACGCCCAACTTAATCCGTTGCAATCATTGGCTGGTCTTGGGCAGACTGCTACCAACACGTTGACTGGTGCAGCAGGACAAATGGGGCAAAATTACGCAACTGGGTATGGCAACATTGGTCAAGCTAGGGCGTCTGGGTACGTTGGCGGGGCGAACGCTCTAACATCTGCGCTTGGGCAAGGACTAAATTATTCTCAAAACCAACAGTACCTTAATCGGCTCCCTATGAATAATTCGGTAGGGTACGGAGGCGCTCCAATTACTTCAGGAATTCCTTACTACTCTCAACCGTCTCTTGGTTACGACTGGGGATATGGACCTTAAGGATATAAATCATGGCAGACTATTCCCTTGCGCTTGGCGTCAAACCGTTTCAACTTGAAGATCCGTTAACGGCTTACAGCAAATTTTCCGCGATTCAGAACGCCCAAAATCAGAATGCGTTGGCGCAGTACCAGTTGTCTGCGGCGCGGCGTGAAGATGAAGCTACTAATGCTTTAAGCGACGCGTATAGAGACGCGTACAACACAGAAACTGGCGACATTGATTTAAATAAACTTCGCAAATCTTTATCTACAAGCGGGTTTGGCGCTAAACTACCCGCGCTTGAGAAATCTATTAGCGAACTAAAAACGCAAAAATTAAATCAAAGCAAAACAGAAACTGAATTGGTGGATTCCAAACTTAAACAACAGCGTTTGTTTTTGGACACCATTGACCCTAACGATCCTGATGCCCCGCGACAATATCTTGCTTGGCATGAATCCAACCATAAAGACCCTGTGTTGGGTCCGTTGCTGGCTTCAAGAGGAATTACGGCAGATCAAGCGCGCGGCCGTATTGAACAAGCACTTAGGCAAGGGCCACAAGCGTTTGCTCAGTTGCTGATGCAATCTAAACTCGGCACGGAAGAATTTATTAAACAGAACGCACCAAAATTCTTTACCAGAGACACCGGCGGTGAAACCCAAGTAATTTCGGTCCCGGGTTTGGGTGGCCCTGCTACTACAGTACCGGGTTCATCGGCTGCTAAAACACGTACCCCCGGCGAAGCCAAGCCAACTGTTTCTCAAGTTGACGTCGGAAATGAAGTCCTTACGCAGTCTTATGATCCGGTCACTGGAAAAATTACAGTGTTGGAAAGACGTTCTAAAGGAATGACTCCGGGTGAATCCAAGCCAACTGTTTCTCAAGTTGACGTCGGAAATGAAGTCCTTACGCAGTCTTATAATCCGGTCACTGGGGAAATTACAGTGTTGGAGAGGCGTCCTAAAGGATTGAACCCCGGCGAATCTCGTCCTCAACTGTCTAATGTTGATTTGGGTGGCACAGTTTCCACTAGGTTGTTCAATCCAGCTACAGGCGAACTTACTCAAGTAAGCGAAGATAAAAAAACGCTTTCGCCCCGCGCGGCCCATTACATTTCTTCGCCTCAAGGAGTAATGGCAATTGATCCAATCACTCAAAAACCAACACCTGTTTTAATTAATGGTAAACCGTTACTTGATAGTTCTACAGTAAACGGGCAAGAACAACTTAAAATTGCTCGGCAGCGTTTAAATTTATCCGCACAAACTGAAAGAAGACTGCAAGAAGAAGCTGACAGTTCTGGTGGGTTGTCTCCACAAGCATTAGATATTGCGGCTCAAATGGTTGTCCAGTCGGGTGTCATGCCGCCGCTAGGAAGCGGCAAAAATGCGTCTTTAGCTCGTGTGCAAGTGATGAACCGTGTTGCTGAGATGACCGGAACAGACGCGTCGGCTGGCGCGTCAAACATAATTAGCAACCAACAAAATACTTTGGCGGCTAAAGCCGCGTTGAAAGATTTCACATCTGGTATATCGGCGCGTAAGGTTACCTCAAACAACACCGCCATCAACCATTTGCAAACAATGTATGAGTTAGCAAACGATCTTAACAACAAAGACATAAGGATAGTTAACGCTGCCGGTAATGCGTTTGCAACAGCAACTGGTCAACCTGCGCCAACTAACTTTAATGCAGCAAAGCAATTGGTCGCCGCTGAAGTTATTAAAGCCGTTGTTAATAACGGTGGTGGGGTGACCGAACGTCAAGAAGCTGCGGAAAGTTTTGCTAGGGCAAACAGCCCAGAACAGCTTAAAGGCGTAATTAACACTTATAGAGTACTTCTTGGCGGGCAGCTTGAAAGTTTGGAAGGCCAGTACAAAGCCGGAACTAAGCGAGACGATTTTAGAACTACATTCTTAACGCCTAACACCCGGAAAGTGCTACCCCCTGAGCCCGCCAAACCTGCTGCTCGCAACAGCGGCGGCGTAGACCTTAGTAACCCGTTGTTGAAGTAAGGGGCGCACTATGGCTACGTCTCTTACTGAAATTATCAAAGACCCCAACTACGTCAACGCTAACCCAGAAACGCAACGGGCAATTTTTGAGAAATACGCGCCGCTTGATCCTAACTACAGTAACGCCAACGCCGCTACTCAAGAAGCTATCCGTTCCAAATTTGGGATAACGCAACCTAAATTTACGCCGCGTGAAGCAACGCCAGCAGACATTCCCGGCGCTATAGAGCAGCCAAAGCCAACTTCGGACAAGCGCGGTGTTCTTGACTATATTGTAGGGGTACCAGAAGCGGCGCTTACGCTTGCATCTGGCGCAGTTGGGTTACCTCTTTCCGCTGCGGCGGCGTTAACTGCTTACGGCGTTAATAAAGGATTAGGTTTCCCGGTTCCATCGTCACCAAAACCTGTTCAAGAATATTTTGCTAAAGGCCTTATTTACCAACCGCAAACTAGAACCGCGCAGGACATTCTTGGTGGTTTGGGGGACGTTGCGACTGCTTTAAAAATTCCGTCTTATAGTCCTGCTGGCGGCGCAGTTGTTCGACCAATGCCAAACGCGCTTCGGCAAAATTTGCGATACGCTGCCGAATCTGCTGAACCAGTTACAAACGCGCTGGCTGCAACCCGTCAGGGTGTGGCTACTAGCGCTCAAAATGTAATGACCGGCGCAGCGTCGCTGGCGTCAGGCAAACCTCAAGAAGCACTTAAACAAGCGTATCAAGCGGGTAAAGAAGGTAACAAAACATTCGTAGAAAATCTTCGTGGGAACGTCCCGCCAACTGAAATGTTGACCGCGGTCAAAGAAGGACTTTCTAAAATCCAAGACGACAACGCTGCCGCGTACCGAACAGCTAAAACTGGATGGGCAGCGGATAAAACGCCGCTGGATTTTACACCTATTGACACGGCGTTTGAGAACCTTAAAGCATCTTTACAAGAACGCGGCAAGTCTAAAATTGGCGCGGGCGAACAGAAAGTTGTCGATGAGATAGGTAAGGTTCTAGACGAATGGCGCAGCGATCCTGACGCCAGAACTACTTTGGATTTGGACGCGCTCAAGCAACGTCTTGACGCGGTGTATCCAGATAGCCCCGCGTACCGTCAAGCCCGCCGCGCTGTAACTGACATTAGCAAAGCAGTCAAAGATACAATCATTAAACAAGCGCCCGATTACGCCGAAGCAATGAAAAGCTACGGAGAGCAGCTTGATCTGATGAGAGACATTAACCGCGCGCTTGGTACGGGCGATAAAGTAGCTACCGAAACCGCGATCAACAAAGTGATGAGTTTGGTCAAAAACAAACCGTCGAGCGATTATAAACGTCAACTTGTTCAGCAACTTAAAGAACAAGGCGGCGCGGACATTATGCCGATGGTCGCGGGGCAAGAATTGTCAAGTTACGCCCCAACCGGTTTTGGTCGTTTGAGCGCGATCGGCGCGGGCGGTGCAGCGTATCTTGCCAGCCACCCAGGACTCGCGCTTGCGCTCCCGTTGACTTCCCCGCGTTTGATGGGCGAGGCGTTTTACGGCGCGGGTCGAGTTACTGGCGCTAAAAACCGCGCGTTGGGTGCGGCCAACCGCATGATTTTTGGTGAGCAACCGCCCACTAATATGCTTCGCAACAATCAGCCTGACTAATCATGGTTACATTATCCGAAGTTGATCACAAAATTGACGCCCACGTGGACGTTTGCGCGATTCGGTACGAAGGTATCGAAAAAGAGACGCGCGGTATCCACGCCCGGATCAAGCGTCTAGAGCAGATCTTGATCACGGGCGGCGGGGCCATCATTATGATGCTGCTGACAATGCTAACGAAAGTTCATTAAACGGTAATCGTCAGTTCGTAAGATGAAGTTCCTTTTCTTGGAGCCTCACATGAAAGACGACATCCTTGCCGCGATCAATGACTCTGAACCAGTTGACGCCCTGAACGCTCTGTTCTCGGTCGCCTTCTTGGTTGCTAAAGCATCGAACATCAACGAGTTCACGCTTTCTTCGCTCTTCTCTTCAACCGCTGACGCACTCTTCCAAGCTCACGTTGAAGACGAAGAGGAAGCCGAAGAGTTTGACGAACAGACCGACGAGTAATGATCTGACCCCCTGACGACCTCGGGGGGTCACCCAACCGCAATAAAACTGTGGTATTTGGGATGCTTCTCCTAAAAGGATGAAGAATAATGACACCAAAAATCACAGACCAAGAGTTTTTGCGGTTATGGGACGAGCACAAATCACCACTCAAAGTAGCTAAGGCCACTGGCCTTTCTGAACGCCGCGTCCACACTCGACGGCGCGCAATAGAAAATAAGTTAAACATCAACTTAAAAAGTGGTAAAGCAGTCCACATCCAAAAAGCCCGCCACGAAGCTGGCCTGACTGATGGGATTGCGATCATTTTCTCTGACGCACACTTCTGGCCTGGCATCCGTACAACTGCCTTCAAGGGCTTGTTATGGGCGATAAACGAACTCAAACCGCACGTTGTAGTTGCCAACGGCGATATTTTTGACGGAAGTTCGATCAGCAGACACGTCAGAATAAATTGGAGTTCGGTCCCAAACGTAAAACAGGAACTTGACGCTTGCCAGTCGGCGCTTAAAGAAATTGAAGACGCCTGCGAGAAGGCCCGCCATCACACGCAACTGATCTGGCCGCTAGGTAACCATGACTCGCGCTTTGAGTCGCGCCTGTCAGAAGCTGCACCCCAATTTGAAGGAGTTGGCGGCACGGCGCTCAAGGATCACTTTCCAAAATGGCATCCATGTTGGTCCTGCTGGTTGTCCGATAGCGTAGTTGTCAAACACCGATATAAGAATGGCGTTCACGCTACGCATACCAACACCCTGAATTCTGGGGTTACAACTATTACCGGCCATCTACACAGCCTCAAGGTCACGCCGTTTGGGGACTATAATGGCACTCGGTGGGGCGTTGACACGGGTACGCTTGCTGAGATTGATGGGCCGCAGTTCATTGACTACCTTGAAGACGGCCCAGTCAACTGGCGCAGCGGGTTTGCCGTGGTAACTATGAAGAACAGCAAGCCGCTCTGGCCTGAACTTGTCAGCAAACACGCCGAAGGTATCATCGACTTCCGTGGTCAACTTATTGATGTGAGTGGGTACTAATGGCTAACTTCAATCCCGCGTTTGAGAAAATGATCGTTGATGAAGGCGGTTATGTTTTACACACCGTCCCAGGCGACACCGGAGGAATGACCTATGCAGGAATTGCGCGAAACCCAAACCCGCACTGGCCCGGTTGGAACATCATTGACCAAGGTGGTCGTGACAATCCGCTCCTTACTGGGATGGTGCGCAAATTCTATAAGGTTGAGTTTTGGGATCGTTTACGAGGGGATGAAATTACGCAGCAAGTTGTTGCAGAAAGCATCTTCAACTTCGGCGTAAACACCGGCATCAAAGTTGCCGTAAAGCTCGCGCAGTTGATCGTAGGCGCTACCCCAGACGGCGCGGTCGGCCCTGTTACGCTGCAAAAGTTCAACAGTGTTGAACCTGATTCGTTTAAGAAATCTTATGCCCTAGCTAAGATCACGCGCTACGCAGACATCTGCAACAAGAACCGTACCCAGTCCAAGTTTCTTCTTGGCTGGATCAACCGTACATTGTCCGGACTAAAATAATGGATCTTATTGGAATCGGGAGCATCATTGAAGGTGTGGGCAAGGTCGCGGGTGACCTCATTACGACAGACCAAGAACGCCTTCAAATGGCGCTGGAGGACCGCAAGCTCGATCTTGAAGAAAAGCGTATCGACCAAGCTACAGACCTCGCGCAGGTGGGTATCAACAAGATCGAAGCGGCGTCTACTAGCCTATTTGTCTCTGGTTGGCGTCCTGCTGTCGGTTGGGTTGGCGTTGCTGGCCTAACCTACCAATTTCTTGGCTACCCTCTGATGCAGTGGGTGTGGGCGTTTGGGCAGGGCGTGGACATTATCCCGAAGGGTCTGGCCGCGCCGCCAGACCTTCAAATTGAACATTTGATGACGTTACTCGCCGGTCTTTTGGGCTTCGGCGGTATGCGAAGTTTCGAGAAATCCAAGGGTGTCGCGGCGAAGTAGGTCGCGGTAGGCGTTAATCGCCGCTTTTAAGTCGGCGTTTAGCGCTTCAATCTCCGCGTTGAGTAGGTTCATACGTTCAGTCGATTCCTTGGCGAACTGCACAAGGTTCTCATAGCGCCACGCGCCGAAATCAGTCATGGTTGTTTAGCCTGTTGAAGTAGTTCAATACGTTCGCGCGATACGCGCAGCACGTTATATCGTTGATGGATGCGGCGCAGAATGCTGGCGCGGCCCTCAGTCGCTTTCTCGTGGTTCAGCATCTCCAACACCATTTGCTCGTCCAGCGTCTTCAGAGCTGTGTTTAAGCCCCGCCAAGTGTGATTCAAGTCGCACCTCTAAGTCTTTAAGGGTTTCAATAACGCGGTTGTAGTTGCGCTGCGCTGCGGCCAGTTCGCGCTGACGAATTATAAGTTCTTCGCGCGCGGCTATCAGTTTTGCCCGAACTAGCTTCATAGCGCCGCCTCCAGTAGGTCAATGCTTTTTTCCAAAAATTCTTCTTTTGGTAAATTTCTGAGGATGTACGAGTATTCTGGTTCTATCGAAGGAGGGCCAATACTGAACACAAAATACATTCTGTTTTCTTCTCCGACTTCACGTTTGGAAACAGAACCATTGGCGCACAAACGGTTCAGTATCCCAAATAACGCTTTGGGCGTTACACCTGGCACTTTCATTTCTTTCCTTGCCATCTCTCCGTGTTGACTCAAATAATCAAGAACCTTTTGTTGGCTCATCGGATCACCTTTTCTAGTAGTGTGCGGGTCAGCGGTTGCTTACCCAGTAGCCAGGATTGGATGCGCCCCATGTCCCAGGTGATGATTCGGAACTGGTTGGGGCGCTGGTAGGCGGTTGAGATCTGGGACTTGTCCCAGTCTTTGATGAATTTGCCTTTGACGATCACGTGTTTTTTTCCTTGAGCTTGGCTTCTACATCTTTAACTAATTGAACCAAAGCCAGAGAGTCTTCGTAACTAGGCCACCAACTTGGCAGGGATTTGATTTCCTCATTCGTCAGCCCGACCCACGGGCGCTGTTGTGGGGTAGTGTTGAATTTCAATTCGGCGCGAAGGCGCTGGTTTTCGTCAAACAAATCCCAAAAATCAAGTTTGTCTTTTACAGGCTCTTGATTAGGTTGTGGACAGCAATGGCCGCACCGGGGGCAGTCAATTACATAGGGGGTGACTTCGGGGGTCACATCGGGGGTAGAAAAAAGTGGCTCTGGTTGCGACATTCTATCGCGCAGGGCAGCAACAGATGCCCGCCCTTGCTGGTACTCTGCCGGTGACGGGTTAAACGTCAGAAGTCCTCCAAAAGCATCCAGAGCTTGCTGCATAAGTTCGCGGTCAGTCATTTTGCCCCTCGCTGTATTTATCCCAAACGTGTTTGGGCATCTCAATTGTCATCACGCGGTAGTTGCAGAACGAACACACCCTGCGCCGCTCTACCCAATCAAATTGTTTGCTAGTGTCTCTCCATTGGCGAGTGTCTTTGGTTCGCATTGTTTCTAGGCATTCTGGGCATTTCAAAATAACGCCTCCGGTACGTTGGACAGATCCAGCTTAGGTCTGCGCTGGCGTTTAATTTTCTGGACGATGTGCGGGTACGGCGGCATATGCCAGACCCACCGGACGACGTTACCTTCGTCGTCAAGGATGCCGTATCTCATTTGAGAGCTTCCATAGCGATGTCAGAAACGGCGCGTTTGTCTTGGAGCGCCACCCAAATTTTTTCGTCAATCGTCTTCTGAGTTGACATAATGTAGACCCACACGTCGCGGCGTTGACCGCTGCGGTGTAGCCGCCCGACCGTCTGCTCAAACAACTCAAGCGACCACGGCAGCGACACAAAGACCATCTTGCAGCCGCCGTGCTGAAGGTTCAGACCGTGACCGGCAGACTTAGGATGGACCGCCAACAGTTCGACCTTACCGGCGTTCCAGCGTTCGATGGCGTTATCATCGTCAAGCGTGACAAGGTTGGAGTAACGGCGGTGCAGTTCTGCAAGTTCTTCCTGGTACTGATACACCAGAATTGTGTTGGCGTGCTGGTTCTCGGCCAGCAAATCGTCCAGCGCCTCAAACTTATGTTTTGAGAACCAAATCGGCGTCTGGTGCGTGATGAATTTGCCCGGTGTTTCAGGGGCCGGCGCGGTAGAGTTATCGTACACAAACCCAGACGCCATCTGTTGCAGCTTGCCCGTCACCACGCCAGCATTGACGGCGACGATGTTGTCCAACACAAACTCTTTTTTGAGTTTGTTGTAGTGGTCCATCGGCATCTCACAGTTCACATGGACGATATGCAGAGGCGGTAGCTTGTCGCTGTACTCGCCGGGTTCAAGGACGTAGGTGGCCGGTTTGATACGCTCCATGACCTTATCCAGACTACCGGCGCGCGGCGTCCATTGACCAAACTCGGGGTTTATGGAGATGAAGTACTGCTGCAAGAACGCGCCCTTGGAGCGCCCAAGCAACGTCTGGTCGATGATCTTGCACTGACCAAAGACATCTTCCAGTCCGTTACTGGTAAACGATCCGGTCAAGCCCCACCGAATCTCAATCTTATCTATCAGCTTAGACAACGCCTTGAACCGCGCGCCGGACGGGTTCTTGAGCCGCGTTAGTTCGTCAAAGATGATGCAGTCAAAATCCAAATGTGGCATCGACTGGATGTTGTCGTAGTTGGTGACGATCACCTGCGCGCCGGACTCAAACGCTTTCTGGCGTTGCTTAGGCGTGCCGACCGCGATTGCTACGGTCAACTCCGGTGCCCACTTCGCGGCCTCGGTCGCCCATACGCTTTCGGCTACCCGCTTGGGTGCAAGCACTAAGGCGTTGCGTTTGATTTTGAGCAGCGCCGACAGTGCGGTCAACGTAATGGCCGTCTTGCCAGCGCCCACGGGCGCTAGGATCATCGCGCGATCCTGGCCGTAGAGGAAGTCTGCGGCTACTTCTTGGTAAGGTCTAAGGACCATTGTGCTACCCCTTCTAGATTCCAGATTACTGTGTAGTTTTGGTTAAGTTGGCGCATGGTTGCGCCGAAGTGGTCCTGTAGTTTGCTGAGTTTGCCCCCCTTGGTTTTGAGTTCTACGAACCACGTTGACCCGTCCGGCAGACACGCCACACGGTCAGCCACGCCCCGAACGCCGGGGCTTGTGAACTTGTACGTTTTACCGCCCATCGTCTCGACGGTCCAGACGAAATGGCGCTCGATCTCGCTTTCTTTCATGCCGCCATCATATCTTGCGAAAAAGTTGTTGACAAGCAGATCGTGATCGGGCACAGTGATGTCTCCAACCACTTCACTAAACGGGAATCCAAAGTGAAAATTATCCTAGAGCGCGAAGAGATCAAGAACATCCTCATCACATACCTTGAGTCACTTCTTCCGAACGCCAAGTTCAACAAGTGTGACTTCGATTGCAGTGGGTATTCCACGCTGTACAAGGTCACCATCAGCCACGAAAAGGACGATGCAGAATGATCCACACTATGAAAGACGACAACGGCGACTTTGAACCGTTGTACCTGACCCCCGTGTTCTACAAGGGCAACATAATGTGTGTGCCACACTGGCGCATCAAAAACACTTGGGTAGCCCCCGGCGGCAAGACCTACACCACGGCAGAGTTGCTGGCCCTTGGCGCTAAAGTGTCCCTGTCGCTGCTCTGGCAACGCGGGTGGGTCACGAAGATGTTAGGGCGTCACAACCCTGCGATGCTGTCGCAGGAATCACTCACGAACTTGATCAAAGGGAAAGCAAATGCACTCTAATATCGTTGGCGGCTCGACCGCCAAGCGCGTCGTCAACTGCCCCGGCAGCGTGGCGCTGGTGCAGAAGATACCTCCCAAATTGGGAAGCGACGCCGCCGATCAGGGCACGTTGTGCCACAGCGCGATGGCGATGCTGTTAGAAGATCCTAGTCTTGAGATCAAGAGTGTGCTCGGCATGGTCGAGAACGACCAGACTATGACCGAGGATCTGATCGACGAGAAGATCATCCCGGCGATGGCGGCGTTGAACGAGATCGACCCAGACGGCAACATGGAGTACAAGGTCGAGTCGCACGTCAACTTCGGCAAACTACTTCCGGGCGTGTTCGGGTCTGCCGATCTGATCGGTCGGATCGACGACCGCGCCATTGTGCTTGACTGGAAATTTGGGCGCGGTGAAGTAGACGTTGAAGAGAACGAGCAGTTGCTGTTCTACGCCGCTGCGGCCATGCGGACTAACGGTCTGGAATGGGCGTTTGAGGGCGTGTCTGAGGTTGAGATGATCATCGTCCAGCCGCCAGCGGTCAAGCGGTGGACGACTACCGTGGCGCGCGTCAAGCAATTTGAGCGTGATCTAGTCCATGCCGTCACCGCGTCACAGAACGCCTCCGCGCCGCTTAAAGTTGGCGACCATTGCCGCTACTGCCCCGCCAAACCGATCTGCCCACAGATGACCGGCGCGGCAGAGCGGGCGCTCAAGGTGCAGATCAAAGACCTAGACCCCGCGCAGATTGGCGAGTACTTAGCGACTGCCGATCTGGTCGAGAAGTGGATCGGCGATCTGCGTGATCTGGCGCACCAGATCCTTGAGTCTGGCGAGCCGGTTCAGGGTTACAAACTGGTCCCTAAGCGCGCGCTGCGTCAGTGGGTTGACGAAGACAAGGCTTACGCCGCGTTGACTAAGCTAGGCGTTGACCGTGAAGAATTGGTGGAGACGGCTCTGCTGTCGCCCGCCAAGGTTGAGAAGATCTTGAAAAAGAGTAAACTCAGCCTCCCCGATGACATCGTAGTCGCGGTGTCGTCGGGAACCACAATCGCCCCAGAGAGTGATCCCCGGTCAGCGGTTGTGTTCCTCCCCGAGCAGATGAAAACTGCTCTTCTTAAACTAGGATGAAATGATGTCAAATTTAGTAGCCTTCAATAAAGCTGGCTTGCCAGCACTTGC